TTTCATATCGCCCTCTTTATTACAGACCGGAGCGGGCGATGCTTGTTACAAGTGTGATGGTGTTCGTGCCTTATTAAGTTATTCGTATTATGTTGTTGCCCGCCCCGGTGAGTAAGCTAATATATTTCATCCCGTCTGAGAACAGCCTTGATGCCTGTTTCTCTTTCAAACTTCGGTGTTATGTTCCGATACCAGAACCATTCCCCGCAATGTTTACAGATTGTCCGTTGTGGTTGAAACGGAGGCTTGTGCGAATACCTCATGTAACGGTCGTATGTCATATTGAAGTTCTTCCCACAGTACGGACAAACTTTTGCCCGCTTGTATTTCATCTATGCCTCCTCTATCTCAAACTCTTCCGGCTCAACCAGCCTCTTGCTCTGCTTACACCAGTCGCAAGTCTCACAACGTTCAGCCGGTATGAGTCCCTTCTTCATCAGATCGAATTCGTCAATCTTTGCCTCGACCACCTTCAGCGCCGTGTCCAGTATGTGCTGCGGTAGGTGGATAACTGCAACGTCTGGGACCTTTTCTTTTGTTACCGCTACGATGTAAAACGGCAGCGGATTGAGTCGGCCCGACATCGCCTGTTCTACTCTCTGATAGATAGCGCCCTGGATGTCATAACCCCAGTACTCTATCCACGACCGCCACCCGAAGCCTTCCTCATATATTGGTTTAAAGTCCTTTACGGTCTTCAGATCTACGATGCGTTGTCCGTCATAGACGTCCATCTTTATCTTCCAGTTCACATCGAACAGCTCCGCCCATCCGATTATCTGCTTTGCGCCGTGGAGATAATCCATCATCAATGGCTGCCTCTTTACCGCATCGATCATCGTCTCAGCGTGTTTGAAGTCAGCCTTCAGCGCTCCGGTTCTCGAGTTAGTGATTTCCGGATGCTCCAGAACGAATCGCCCCAGAGCACCCTTGTCACCGGTGAAGTAAGTATCTACATAAGAACCAACGAGCAGTGCGGTTGATGGTTCCCGCTCATATTCTCCATTCATCTCAGCAATGGCAGCTGCTGGACACTTGCAGAACTGTTTGAACTGCGACACGGACCAGAACTCTTTCATTGCTTCATTGGAGAAATAATTATCGTTTGTAAGTTTCATTTACGTCTCGCCTCCATCATGTTTAGATTGTCTGCGAGTTTCTGTGCTTCCGCTACGGTTTCCCACAGGCCGCCTCTGGTGATGACGTCCCCTGTCTCGTGGAGGATCTTGTATACTTCGTAACGTGTACGTTCACCGAGCTTCTTTGGTCTTACCATCCAGCCCATCACAGACCCTCCTTCATTACAGTCTTGAATCCCTTCTTTATAAGCACGGAGGCTGCATCGGCATCGTACTTAAGCCCTGCAGTTTCTCTGTACATTTGGACAAGGACTTTTGCATCGCCTCGGACGCTAACGCCTTCCGCTGTGTCGGAGGCCTTCTTGCTCTTTTTCTTTGAAGCCTTTTTAGGAGGCTCTTCTGCGAAAGGTGGGACATAGTCGAAGCGCTCTTCTTTGAGCCATTCAGTGATTTTCTTTGCGTCTTCAGGCCTTGCGGTTCTGCCTTCTGCCATTATCCCGCGAAGTCTTCGCTCCGGCACCCCTATCGAACGAGCCATTTCAGCTCTCGATACTTCGTTCGCTTCCTTGTACGCATTAAGTATTTCTCTAATAGCAACCATCACTCCGCCTCCTTCGCTTTCATCTTCATAGAGCAGTCCCAGCACAGACACTTCTTGTACTTGGCCTTGCTCAGCTGGACTATCTTATTAACGGAATATTCTCCGTGCCTCTCTATCTTCTGACCGCACTCGTCACAGATTGCTTCGGTCTCTCTTGGCGCGTACTCTCTGATTCGGAGCGCGTCCGTAGTTCCACCGAAGGCAGTCACCTTCTCGGTATAGATTGCAATGCGGAGGTTCTCCCAGTTCTCGACCTTGTTGGAACCAGCCACCTTACCAATTCTCTTTGCATTGGTCGTATTCAGGATCATCGGCTTGTATCCTCGTTCAGCAAAGTGGATGGTCAGCTTACGTTCAGATCCGCGTTCGTTCTTGACGTCGTTCTGCTCTACGTGGTCAATGGTCAGGACGAGATCCTCACCGTCTGGAACGTCCCACGAACCGAGATAGTTCTTATCCATGAACTTACGGAAGTCGCCTGTCAGTCTACTGCTCATCGTCTTCCTCCTTCCTTACCTCGAACTTGATCGGGCCGTCAGTGAAGTCAATCATTGACATGATCAGATTCGTGAGATCGTCCCATGTGTTTGCGGTGTACTTCTTCTTGATCTCAATCCAGTCATACTTGCCTTCTTCATTTACCTTTACGTAATCTTTGATAAACTCTGTAACTTTGAACTTCATCTCTTTACCTCCTGAACATATCTGCAACTTTTCTCTTCTTCCTGATGTCCGTAATGACACTGCCCGGCGCAAGTCTCGCCTGATCAAGCAGAACCACCTTGCAGATGTCCTTGAGGATCTCTCCACAAGTCATTCCAGTGACGTCGAAATAGCAAACGGATCCGATTCGGTCCGAGAGCCTCAGAAACTCTTCCTGCGTTACGTTGTTGATGCAATAGTCCAGTGAGTCAAAGTCCATCATTGGCGCCAGGGCTGCATCGAGCACCTGTGCGTAATCTCTCTTTTCGTTTCCTGCGTATACCATTCTGTGCACCTCCTAATTAATGCAAATCGCTTCGAAGTCTTCTGGGTTATATGCTCTGTAGCTGAACTGGTCGTTATACTTCACATTTGCCCACCACCAGTTCACTCTTGCCTTTGCCTCTGATACGGCCCATGTCTGTCCAACGTATTCATCATTGAGCAGAATGTAATAATGCTTTTTAGGCTGTTTCATCGTCGGCCTCCCTTCCGGTCTCGATCCAGAGCAGAAGCGCACCGATGGAAACCACTCCGAATGGGATAAGTAAGCAATCGCTATCTGCCATCATCAGCCCGATGCACACAAGTATGAATCCTATTTTCTGTAACATAGTCCTACCCTCCCGTCCTTGATCATCTGGTACAGCAAGTTGCAAGCTCTGCTGTCTCTGCGTGTTCTGCCCATCTCTGCATACTGGCACTCTCCATACTTCAGACGCTTGTCTCCGGTTCCGTCTTCCTTCGCGATCTCTTGGAACTCAGGACAGTCTTCACAGTGGAAGCACGCACCGTTCAGCTCGTACATATCAGCCAACGACTCCGGTGTTCTTACGGTCTCGCTGTAGCTGATGTACGCTGTCAGTCCATCAAACTTGACAGATGGATTACGGTCAGATAGTTCTCTGATTCTTGCGTTGAGCTGTTCCTCAAAAGCTGGAGCCGAGTCTGCTTTGACGATGGCGAATTGCGGGATGCTCTGCGCTCTCATAAAAAAATCACCTCCTTGGCAACCATTTAGTGTTATCCTTAGAGGTGACTTAGTCATCATTAATATGTAATTCTTAAGAAAGCTGTTCCAACTACCCCCTCTTTTATGATTTTAGGAATAGTTGCTGGGATAAAATTTATCGTCAACAATGTGACGATTCCCCACTCCCTTGGAAGTCATACTATTAATTTCAAGTCACCTCACTTACAAATATAGGCCGATGGTTTCACAAAGTCAACCCACATTCGCACAAAATTCTGCTATACTCGAGTTGGAGGTGAAATCAATGGAAGTTAAAATTAGTAATTATGGACAGTTGCGTGATGTTAATGCAACTGATGGAGAAAAAGAAATATTTAATGTGATCATGGAGATTCTTGCTGATGAAGGAATAGACACATCCAAGTTTGGTCTAGTCCGTAAGTCGGACAACTATGTAACCGTTGCCCTTCTGCTCGAGGATCCTGGTCAATTAGATTTAGCCAGGATAAAATTTACACCAAGGGCAAAATGGATCTGGACAAGTTATGATGGCAAAGTGAAGATCCACGACCCGGAAGATGTTCGTGAATACGCAGATGCCTTTCTTAATGATTATCAACAACACATTGACTGGCTTGAAGAATCATATCCAGAGTTGCTGAAATGATAGAAAAAATCACCACACAAAAAGGCCCGGAGGAACATCCCCCGGGTCTCTTTGCGCTTTATTGTCAATGGAGGTGAACCTCTGCGGTCCGTCTCCGAACCGCCCTACTTCTCAAGAGCCTTGATCCTGACTTCGTGTTCAGCAACATCGATGTTCAGCTGATCAATTTCTTTACCGTGCTTGGTGATTCTGTCATCCAGCTTGTCGGTCTTTTCTTTGACCAGCGTCTCGAGCTGTTCCACTACCGTTGTGAGGCGGACTATATTGCTGTTGAGCCTCACGATCGGAGTAACGATTGCGATCAATCCGACTATAAGCCCAACTGCAGCGACTATCATTGTATCGGTCATACTTAATCCCTCCCCTCTTATTTCCAACGGCGCCGGATTCCAACTAAAGGCCGACTCATTGAATTCCATTTACTCATCTTAACGCCGTCCTTTTTATTGGCAGCGTGGACTACTTTGCCGTCACCGACATAGATGGCATGATGTATACCGGTCTTAGACTTATAGGTAAAGATATCACCTCTTTGTGCCTTACTCGCATTGGTTCCAATCGACTTGCCCCAGTCGCTCAGTTTGTTTGACATAGTGATGCCGTTGACTTTGTAACAGTGCTGAACGAAGCCAGTGCAGTCAACACCAGTGCGGATGTCCGTGCCACCGCTCTTGTACTTGACCTTGCCGATGAGTGAGACGGCTGTGTCTGCGATCCTGTCACCTCTGGTCTTGGTGGATGTCTGCGGAATGTTCGTTTCGGTGTTGGTCTTGCCGAAGACTTGCTTATTCAGATAGGACTGAAGAGCCTTGACCGACTTAGCACCGAAGTATCCGTCTGTCTCTGTGCCTATCAGCCTCTGCAGTGCCTTGGAAGTACCCTTCCCCCAAGAGCCGTCAGCTGACACTCCAATGCGTCTCTGCAGTGCCATCACAGTGCCTTTGCCTAGGATGCCGTCAATGTCCACGTTCAGCCATCTTTGGAGAACTGCGATGGAGTTGTAACCGAAGAATCCGTCAACATCGAGTTTCTTGTCAGCTGAGAAGTCTGTCGGCTTGAAGTGCGGTCGGTAGCATCCGCAGACGTACTTCTCTGTTCTCGTCTTCTGCGCTACGATACCGCCTGATGTGTTGCCTTCGATGGTATAGACCTCGAGGTCTGACTTCCTCTCTCTGACCAAGCTGATGTGGTTCGGCACTCCGTTAGGCTCCCAGTCGAAGTAGATGACATCGCATGGCATTGCCAAGTAAATCGGTATCTGTGCAAGATTGTTCTGACACCACTTCATGCTTGTTGGGCAATAGGTGATGCGCTTACCATCACAGAACAGATTCGCATTCCCTGCTTCTGCGAAGATGTAGTCCACGTAGGCATTGCACCACGCAGATCCAGACGGCAGACCGCAGAATTTTCTGAAGCGTGAACCGCCTTGACCGAGGTACTTCTGTGCGACTTTCAGCATCTCAAAGTTAGTCATCAGCCTCACCTTCTTCCTCTACGTATGAGTCTTCAGGCTCTTCGGCTGACATATAGATGTGTTCGGCATAGTCCACCTCAGGAAGACCCGTAGCGATGCTCGTCAGAAGTGACAGTATACCGCTCAGAAGCGATGCGGATATGACCACCTTCCACTGGACATCTGACAGCACGGCTGCCGTGCCAATCATAGCGACGGCTGTCTGTGCTATTGTACGCAAGGCACGAATCAGTGATGCCTTAATAAAATTATTCATTATTTACCCCTCCCGCTGACTACTATGCAAGTCAGCATCATGCCGACAAGATTGCCGACTATAAATGTGATGATGTAGGACATGATTATCCTTTCTTTACTTAATGGCGTTAGGTTCATATCTTCTCGCAAATGACATAGCCTGCCACAGCATTGGTTGATGCGGATGTTCTGCTGTTTTGGTATCTGACTCTTGCGGTGTTGGATTGAACCTCTCCCCATACGGGGAACTGATTAATGCCCGCTGTTGCCCAAACAATGATTCCCGTTGCTTGGTATCCGCTCGGTATGATACTTGTTGCAATATTTACCGCACCGCTTGCCCCTGCATTTGTGTTTGGTATGGATGCCGTGAATGGTCTTAATACTTTGTCATTAAACGAGTTGACTTTTATGATTGATGTCATGCCGTACTCGGCAAGGCTGATTAACTGGTAGTAACATTCTTCACGGTTACAGTTCCGCCCGACAAGAAGAACGCATATACTCTTCCGTCATATCTTGTTACAAGCCCTGACCCGTTGTTTCCATACCTTGATATGTACCCGTAGCAATCACCATATTGAGCCGAGATTACAGTAAAGTGTGGTATCGAATCATTCGGCACAACAGTTTGCCAAGAGTCTTGCAGGTTCGCTAAAAGCGTTTTTGATGAGACACCGAACGTAATCGCTCTTACACCGCTACTGATTGTACTAACAGCCATAGGAGTCACCCCCTATCAGCCTTACCTCTGACCCCCTTTCGGAAGTCTCGGAGACAAACCTAACGCTTGCCTCCTTTCCACGATGTTCCGAGTACCGCAGTACCCCCCCGAAGTTTACGATAATCTTTGCCATGTTCCCTCCTATCTTGACTTTGCGAGATATAACGTCAGCGTTGTCGAACCGCTAATCGAACCGCTAACC